AAGGAAAACCAAAGATGAGGGCGGATTTGATTCGATGGGCACTTTGGAATGCTCTCGTGATCCTCGGGATGCTGCTGGTGATCGGGGTATGTCTTCTGTCCGGTATGGCGGCGCACTGATAGCGAAGACATTGGAGCTCTTGGGGCTGGCGCTATTCGGGCTGATGATATTACCCGTGCTGCTGACAGTGATCGTTATGCAGATTCTGTTCGGGGAGATCGACTGATGATGATCGAGAATCCCATCCGGATCGTACGTGAACTGAAAGGCGCGCCGATCAGCATCGTCTTGGTGCTGGGCTTTGCTGGCCAGCGCGTTACCCAGAAATGGCTGGAGCGAGCCACCGGCTACACCGACAAGCCGGTAAGCCAGGCCCTGGCATATCTGCAGGAGATTGGGTTGGTTGATCATACCCAGGCGGGCTGGCAGTTGACGGCTGCGGCACGCCAGTTGCCGCTGGGGTTGGCGCTGGACGAGGGCGATGGGGAGACAGAGGCGGCTGCAAGTATCCGTGATGAATGCGGCAGCCTGGATGAATGCGGCGGGCAAGGAGACGTGAGTCGGAATATTTCCGACTCGGTTATTATTATTACTACCTCCGAATCAATAATTACGGAGGGAGGAAGTAATAATAATAATAACGAACCGCCAGGTCGGAATTTTTCCGACTCTGACATTTCTCCTCCGGAATTAATCGAGCAGAATCTGGCGGCATTGGGCGCGGCGCGTGTGATTGGGGGGAAGCGCCAGACATTGGCGCGCCTGAAACATGTCACGCCCGCATACGTGCGGGCATGGGAAGCGCAGTTGAAGATGGAACTGGGGGAGCGATACAAACCAGGGATCCTGATCAACACGATTGAGGACGGCGCTCCGGCGCCGCCGGTGCGCGAGAACGGACACGTGCTTACCTGCGGATGCGATGAGTGCCGCAGGCTAGCCTATCGCTCCTGGGTGATGGATGAGGAAGACGACGAGGGGGAGTGAGGCGCGATGTTTGCGCGCAAACATATGCGGTTTGAGTGATCTAAAGGAGAAAAGGCATGATCTATCAGATTCCGTTGGAGATTATTATAGGTAACCCGTGGCAGACGCGGGATGAGCCAGGTGGCGATTACGTGAAGAATCTGGCGGAGGACATCCGCATGAACGGGCTTCTGCAGCCACCGATGGGCAGGCTGGTGGACGCGGGCGGCAAGTCGGTGACAGGCGAGCACTTCGCGGCGATGCAGGTTTCGGATAGCTCCTGGGATCACCTGGGCGTCAACGGCTTCCGGGTGCAGCTCGCCTTTGGTCATAACCGGCTGGCGGCGTATCAGTATCTAGAAGCGCAATACGACGATCCCCGATGGCAACGGATGCCGGTTGAAATTCGTTTTCTGGATGACCGGCAGATGGCAGCCTTTGCTTGGAGCGAAAATGAACAGCGCAAGGATCTATCTCCGATCGAGCGCGCCCGGGCAATCAAGAAGCGCATGGACGGCTTCGGCTGGACGCAGGAACAGGCTGGCAAAGAGCTGGGATTGAGCCGCAGCACGATCGCCAACATCCTGCGCCTGCTGAACCTTCCGGAGGAGATCGGCGCAGAAGTGGATTCAGGAGTTTTGAGCGAACGCCAGGCGCAGGCGCTGGTGCCGCTCTATGAGGTTCCTGAAGAGGTGCGGCAGACGGCGGAAAAAGTCAACTGGTCTTATATCAAACCGAGCGATATCGTCAAAGCGGCAAAGGAGGGAGAGTCCAGCGACCAGATCCGCCTGCGGGTGAAAGCGCTGGTGGAAAACTGCACGGTGCTGCTGAATGGGGTGCCGTTTCCGATGGATTATGAGTTCGAAACCGAATCCCAAAATGGAGCGGCGATCAAGTCGGCGCGGTGCGAGGGCTGTACGCATCAGATCAGAAAAGATAAATCGGTCTTCTGCACGGTAAAGGCATGTTTCGAGACCAAGCAGGAAATATGGGGCAAGATGCGACTTGCCAGAGTCAGCGAGGAGATGGGCATCCCGGCAATCAGCGAGGGGGAGAAACTGACAGAATACTACTTTGAAGGCGATGAGAAGATCCGCCAGGCGATCATCGAGACAACGTGCGAGCATAAACGCCTGCGGCAGTCGATATGGGGGATCAAAGTAGCCGATGGGATATCACTGGTGTGCTGTCATCCATCAGTGGAGTGCGAGTGCCTGCAACGTATCCAGAAGGAGATGAAGGAAAACGATCCGGAGGAGAAGGCGCAGCGCGAGCTGAAAGCAAAGTTACAGAAACTATATGATGAGGCGGGGCGGCGGATCGGACAGGCGCTGGCAGAGGATCACGCGCCGGCGTGGCTGGCGGTGCTGCGACGGATTAGCAAAAATCCGGTCAATGAGAACTGGTCGGCGGAGTTGATCAGGGAGAAGGTCGGGCGCGAGCTGGTCAAGCCGCAGTTCGTACCCTACGCCGATCTGGAGACGGCGCAGAACGGCGTGGCTGCGGTCCTGAAAGCGATGGGGCTGGAGTCGCCGGATGAGACCTCGGCGGCGGAGGAAGCGGCGAAGAAGTTCGAACGAATTTGCAAGTGGATAAACAAGCTGAGCGATGATCCGCCGACCGCGGAGGCGCTGCGAGGGAACATCGCTAACCTACAAAAGATACGCTCCCTCTTGGAGGGCGATCTCGAAGGCGCGGTGGATGACGCGCTCGAGGTCTTGAACGCCGTGCTGGACGTGATCCAAGAACCAGACTGGCGGGCGGCAGATTTTCACTGGGTACGGGAAATCTTAGAGCGAGATGCGGGCGCCGGGGATTTCCAGGACTTTATTGCAGCGGCGCCGGCGGGAGCGGTGCGTTACGTGCTGGCGCTGTTGAAACAGGATGAATACGAGTATGAGACAGGCTTATTGGATGCGGTTTTAGCAGAAGTGAGCGAGGTGGAAAGATGAAAAAACAAGGTACAATTTTGATTGTTCTGATATTGCTGGCGATGCGGGTAGGAGGCGCACTTGGCGCGCCGGCGTGCGGATCGGATTGCCCGCCCACGAGCACGGTGGAAGCGCCGACGAAGACAATCGAACCACCTACAAAAACGTTTAAACCACCTACCTCGACGGCTGAACCCCTAACCTCGACGCCGGTCATTCCGACAGCCAGCATGACGCCGACCCTCCCCTCGGAGCAGGAAACGCCGACGCCGACCGATATGGAACATCCCAGCGAGACGCCAGAGATCGCCGATCCGACGCCGACGATTACATCTGATCCAACAGTAACGCCGGAAAATCCGGGGCATCCCAGAAGGACGCCGACGGCAGTCGAGACGCTGCCGGTGACAGGCGGCGGCGATTTGGGTAAGTTGGGGCTGATGATGGCAGTGATGGCGGCGCTGCTAGGAGTGATTTTCCTTGTCAGGATGGTGCGACATGCCTTTACCGATTGACAAAGTGCTATGTCTGGTTGGATTGGGGTTGATGCTTGGGATTTCGCTCACCATCACGCTGGGCTGGTGCAGGCTTACACGGCGGAGGAGTTTCTCGCCGCCTGGCGATGAGTGGCGAGTGGAGCCTTGAATCGGCTGTGCCGATAAGAAGGGTTATAGAGCGAGCCATGCGGTCTATGGTTGCAAAGAACGGTAAGTTATGCTATGATAAAGGCGCGGGCCGAGCAGACTTGGGTTGTCCCTGAGTCTGCTTGTTTTTTTAACGGCCTGTCGTCCGTGCGGGACGATCACAACCAGGGAGCGGGCAGGCCCAAGACTCCCGCTCCCGTCCCGCATACAACCTCGACTTGGGACAGGAGGTTTGACGATGAACGAGTTCACACCTGAGGTACTGAGCGCGATTGCGGGGGCGATCCTTTCATTGCTATTCAGTTACATCCCCAAACTCAACACCTGGTTCGCCAAACAGTTGGAAGAGACCAAGAAGCTGCTGATGCTGGCACTGCTGGCGGTTGTCGCAGGTGGCATCTTCGGTCTGAGCTGCACACCGTACGGGGAGATGCTGAAGATCCCGCTGACATGCGACAAGGCGGGGGCATTCGAGATGATCAAGATTCTGGTCTTTGCCATCATGGGCAACCAGGGCGTTTATAGCCTGACGGTGCAGACCGGCGCAGTAAAAGCAGCCAAAGCGCAAGCCAAAGCGGCAGCCTGGGCAGCTTCGATCAAATCACCGGCTGACTGATGAATTGGCGACGATCTGGAATTGAAGAGGCGCGGATTTCCGCGTCTCCGCAACGGCTTTCAAATAAGAGAGGGGAGCGAAAACCATGACATCATCGGCTCAGCCCAGCATGGGGGTCATCATCGAAAGGATATCCAATATCCAGGCTGATCTGTCAGAGATCAAGGCGTTGCTCACCTCTCATATCGAAGCGCAAACTAAGTTTGAACAGGACACTATCTCTGGACGCCTGCTGAATAATGAGAAGATGACGGCGATGCAAACGATGGTTGGCGATCATGAGAGGCGTTTGATGAAGTTGGAAGACATCATCCGCCGCCTGGCAGTTACGGATGCGGTCCTGCGCTGGGTGGCTATGATCCTGATGGGCAGCGTGATCACGTTGATTTGGGGCATACTGACCGATCAGGTCTTGCTGAGTTTTCCATGACGGCTGATAAGCTGGATTATCGGAACATGATTACAGAGGGAGATCAAGTTGACGATATCGCCAGCCAGGAAGCAGCCCAGTCGCTGGACATCATAGAGCACCTGGAGCGGTTCGAAAAGCAGGAGGAGAATGAAGATGGCGCATTCCCGGCGTCGATTTTAACACCGGGACAGGTGGAAAGCCGCCACGCGTACGCCCGGCTGACGGCGATCAATCGCGAGTATCCGGGCAAAATCCCGTGGTGGGAGGCATATGAGTTACTGCGCGAGGCAGGCTGGACCTGGCGCAAGGCATGTTTCATCGCCTGGAGCGTGCTACCGCTGAACAAACGCTGGCCGCGTACGATCGAGGAACTGGCGACGGGAGTGCTGGGTTTGCACTCTGCCAGGGCGATCCGCATGTGGCGGCAGAAAGACCCGAAAATAGACCTGGCAATCGAAAAAATGCGCATGATGACGCTGGGCGACCGCCTGGCGGACGTGCTCGACGCCTGGGTGACGGTCGCCAGCACTCCTGACCCGGCGGCGCACCGCGACCGCATAACCTATCTTGAGTGGTCTGGCATCTACAAACCCAGGTCGGCGCTGGAGGTGATGGGAGAGGGCGGCGGACCGGTGCGCACGAAGAAAGAAAGCGAGTTCGAGGATCTGAGCGATGACGATCTCGAGCGACTCATCAGCAATCTCAAGGCAGCAACTGGAATCGCTGGCATCGGCGCTGCTTGAAATCGCGCGCCGGAGCCAGGCGCTGACATCCGGGGCGGGCGAGGATCTGTTGACCTGGACGATCCTGCGGCGCGGGATGTTGAAGCCGGGCGTCGGGTTCGATCTGCCGCGCCATCTCTACCTGCGCGATATCTATCGCTGTCGGGCGAACGAATTGGTAATTTACAAAGCGTCGCAGATGGGCGCCAGCGAGTACGCCATCTCCTACTCCCTGCACGCCGCCGACGTGCGTAAGGCGACGGTGCTGTACGTCTTCCCTACAGACACGCATGTGAGCGACTTCTCGGCAGCCAGGATCGGGCCGGCAATCGAAGCCAGCCCCTACCTGGGCAGTATTGTGGTCGAGGGCGGGGTACGCGGCGGGGATAAGCGCGGGGCGGATCGGGTGACGCTGAAGCGCATCGGAGACCGTTTCCTGTACCTGCGCGGGGCGCAGGTGGACAAGGATGGACGGGCGCCGCAACTTAAGAGTATCGACGCGGATGTGCTGGTGCTGGATGAGGTGGACGAGATGGATCCAAGGGCGCCTGCGATTGCGCTCAAACGCCTGGGACACTCGCAAATCGCCGAAGTGCGCTGGATCTCCACGCCAAGTTACCCCGATTTCGGCATCCATGCCGCCTGGAAGGAGAGCGATCAGCGCGAGTGGCATGTGCGTTGCGATGCCTGCGGCGAGCGCCAGCCGCTGACAATCGATCTGGTGGTGAAAGAGTGGGATGACGTAGGCCGGCCCAAACGCTGGAACGGGATGGAGGGAGTTGTCCCGCCGGGGGACGGCGGGATTGGCAGCGCCCCCGGGCAGGTGTATGCATCCTGCCGTCGCTGCGACAAACCACTCGACAGGCTGGGGAGTGGAGAGTGGGTAGCGACGTATCCCGAACGCAGTGAGCGGGCCGGCTTTCACGTGACGAAACTATTTTCGGCGGCTGTGGATCTAGGCGAGATCATCCAAAACTTACAGACGACCGATGAAACCCGGCGCAAGGAGGCATACAACCAGGATCTCGGCGAGCCGTACCTGCCGCGCGGCGGCAAACTGGGCGAGGCGGAGCTGGACGCCTGCCGGCGGGAGTATGCGATGGGCGTGGTGAAGGACGAGCATACCGTGTTGGGCGCGGATGTGGGCAAGTTGATCCACGTTGTCGTGCGAGGCTCAGTACAGCCGGAGACCGGCGAGCGACCGTTGCGCTATGCGGGCGAGGTGGAGAGTTTCGAGGCGCTGGGCAGGCTGATCCAGCAGTACCACGTGGGGAGGGCGGTTATCGACGCCCTGCCGGAGACCAGGAAGGCGCGCGAGCTGCAAGCCGATTTCCCAAAGGGCAAAGTCTGGCTTGCCTACTACGTCCAGCAGAAGACAGGCACGAAGCGCGAGAGCGAGGCTGCCTGGGATGATCGGGAGGGGGTTGTCAATGTTGATCGGACGCGCACGCTCGACATGACCTTTGCGCGCTTCTATGATCAGGTCAACACGCTGCCGGCGGATATCCGCGGTGTGCGCGAGTACTATGCCCATTTACAAGCGCCAGTGCGGGTGCTGGAGGAGGGGACAGGTGGGCAGAAGGTGGCAGTGTACGTTGCGGCGCAGCCGGATCACTACAGCCACGCCGAGAACTACTGCACGGTTGCCAGCCTGGCTGAGGGGACGCCTGGGGCGGCGATTGCGGAGGCGGAGACGGGGCAGTATCACAGCGGGCGCAGGAAGAGCGCCTGGCAGTGATGAGCGTCCGATAAGACAACTTATCGGCATAGAGGAAAGCCGAGGAGAGAGGCGATGCCAAGTGGGATCGATGTACCCAAACGTGAAACGGATTTTCTGTATCCGAAGCCGACGACGGCGCAACGGCTGACGGCGTTTCTGGCTGCCGTAGTTGCCTATCAGGAAGGAATAGACGAGAGCAGGTATCAGTACTCCGCAACCAGGCGGGTGAATCATGCCGCGGCGTTTCACGGAGGCGTCGCCTTCACGGTGATCCGCGTCTCCAACTGTCTGAATGCCGATACGTACTTCGAGCAGGCATGGACGGACGCGATGAGTGCGGGTATGCCGATCATGCTCTACGCCAACGTGCAGGGCTACCGGAGTGGGCGGGAACAGGCGGAGTTTGCCATGCGCACCGCCGAGCCGTTTATCAAAGCCTGCAGGACGAAGGTAGTGATCTGGGGCGATTTTGAGGCGGACGGGCTGACGATGTCGGTAGCCAACCGGCAGAAGCTGGCGCTGGAGTTCCTGAACAGCATCCATGCCGCCGGCTATGAGACCGGCATCTACTCCAATCTGAAGTACTGGATTGAGATGTATGGAAACCTGAAGCCGCCGGCATGGGCATGGTTATGGGGGGCGCACTGGACCTCGGCGGCGAGCGGTAAGTTCCCATCTTCATGGGATCTGTCGAGGCTGGCGATCTGGCAGTATGGGATCTGGGACAAGCATGCCTGGGCGAAGAGTGTGCCGGGCAACCAACCGGATATCGATAAGGATCGCTGGATGTGGCAGGGTGGGGATGTGGTAACGTTCCTGCAAAAGGTGCAGGAGCCGCAACCGCTGCCGCTGGAGGCGCGGGTGAAGGCGCTGGAAGAAATCATCGGCTGGCATACGTCTGACATCTCCGATCTGCAAAAGATGTTGGATGGGGTGCGGGAAGAGCTGTTCGATGCAAACAACCGGCTGATGGCGCTGGAAGCGCGGGTAGTGGAGGTGAAAAAAGATGGCTGATCGAGGGATGACGTTACGTGAACGACTGGTGCGGCTGCTGGGGGGCGTGCCGGAGCGAGATGTGAGGGTGATCCAGCGCAGGGCATATGAAGCCGGGATGGAGGACGGCAATGATGAGCCGCCCTACACGTCCGGCGGGATGGTGATCACGCGCGGCTATGTGGAGACGGGCAGCAAGCGGCGTGATCTATCGGCGATCAGCCAGGAGAAGGCGATCGAGGCGAGTTACCGCCTGTGGCAGACCAACCCACTCGCCAAGGCGCTGATCGAGATTTATGTGGATTACATCCTCGGCGATGGGGTACGTGTTGTGGCGGAACATCCAGACGTGCAGACGGCGCTGGACACGTTCTGGTTCGACCCGGTGAACGCCCTGGGCGATCCAGCCGGCGGGATCGGCGAGGGGCTGGAGGAGATCGCGCGTGAAATCTGGCTATTCGGCGAGCTGATCCCGTTGCTCTTCGAGCGCAGTGGTGAGGATAAAGGCATGGTGGCAGACGGGCTGGTTCGCTTCGCACTGGTGGATCCGTCGAGCATTTATGCCGTGATCACTGACCCGAAGAACGTACGCGATGAGATCGCGCTGAGGTTGAAGTCAGAGACGGGCGGAGGTGACGGACCGGTATATAAGATCGTGAGGGAAAACCCCGAGAGCGGATTGCTGGAGGGAGCGACAAACTTCACCGCCTACCGACAAATTGTCAACGGCAGTACCAGGCAGCGCATCAGCGAGGCAGAGTTGAGGACGATCAGACGGCGCGTTTCGGGGGCTGAGTGGATCGTGGCAGGCGGCGGGGATGGACGTTTGCAGCTCAGGGAGGCGGAGAACCCGCTGGTCGAGGCGGAGGTAAAAGGGTCGTGCTTTTACTTCCGGGTGAACAAGATTTCGACCGGCGTGCGCGGGCGCCCGGAGTTGTTGGCGATGATCGACTGGCTGGACCGCTTCGATCAGGTATTCTTCGATGGCGCGGAACACGCGGCGCTGCTGAACATGTTTTCGTGGGATCTGAAGATCGAGGGCGGATCGGAAACCAGCCCCGACCCTGAGACCAATTTACGATTGCAGGCGCAGAAGGTTGCCAAGCTTAAACCGGGCAGCGCCTACGCCCATAACGAGCGGGTCGAGCTGACCGCCAAGAACCCGGACCTGAAGACATCTGACCTGGAGACGCTGATCCGTCAGTTGCGGGTGTTCATCGCCGGCGGGGCGCGGGTGCCGGAGCACTGGATCGCCGAGGGAGGTTATACCAACCGGGCGACATCGGCAGAGATGGGTAAGCCGACGTATCGCATGTTGAGACGCAAGCAGGGCGTGGTGAAGCGCATCCTGACCATGTTATGCCGCTACCAGATCGATGTGCTGGTTGGGCTGGGGTTGCTATCACGGGAAGTGCCGGTGCTGGGCGAAAATGGTCTGCCGACGGGCAAGACGATCCCGGCGCGGTTGGCATTCCGGGTGGTGATGCCGGACATCTCGGAGGAAGATACCAATCAGGCGGCGCGCACGCTGGCATCTGTGGCGCAGGCGCTATTGCCGCTGGTGGCGGGTCAGATCATCCCCAAGAAGCCGGCGCTGGAGGTGCTGGCTGCAGTGCTTGAGCTGCTGGATGTGGAGCTGGATGTGCAGGCGAGCCTGGAAGAGGAGGGCGGGCTGCCGCGGGTCGATCAGACCGTGCTTGAACTTTTGAAACGGCTGGAGAAGCCAGAGCCATCGCAGGCTGAACCCACGGCGGAGGAAGCCAGGGAGAACGAGGGATAGCGATGCCCAGGAAGGATTTGCGGGCGGCGCTGAAGAAGCTGTTGAAGTCGGCCGAACTGACCTGGGACGAGACAAAGGCGATCCTGGAGGCGCTGGCTGGACTTCACAACGACCTGAAGAAACTGCTGACCGGAAGCGGACTGTACAGCAAAAGCGAGATCCGTCAGTTGCTTGCCACGGTGGACGCGTTGACGGCAGACGCGGCGCGCAGAATGATAGCAGCCAACCAGGCGGCGCAGTTGCGCGCCTGGCAGCGCGGCGTGGCGGGGCTGAACGAGATCATCGGCGCGATGGAATTGACCTGGTCGCCCGGGCTGACCGGGCTGGAAAGCGCGCTGATCCAGCAGTTCCTGACGGTGAACCGCATTGTAGGCATCACCGAGGAGATGCGGACGGCGGTACTGGCGCAGGTGATCAACGGGGTGATGATGGAAATGACGCCCTGGGAGGTGATGGCTAGCATCACTAACGTATTGGGCATCCGTGACATGCGCGGCTTCCGTGAGATTGGCACGACCGGAATCTCGGCGAAGGCGGAGCGGATCATGAGGACTGAGCTGCTGACTATTCAGAACTCGGCATCGTGGATCAAACTGAACGACGCCAAGACGCGTTTCCCTGATCTGAAGAAGGTGTGGTTCGCTACCGGCGACGACCGCACGCGCGACGTCCATCTAGCGGCTCACGGGCAGGTGGTGGACGTTGACGAGCCGTTCATCGTGGGAGGGGAGGAAGCCAGGTTTCCGGGCGATCCGCTGCTCTCGCCGGGGAACAGGATCAACTGCCGCTGCCGTGTGATTCCGTATCGGGAGGAGTGGGGCGAGGTGGACGATCTCTACGGTCCTTTGAACCAGAGTATCGAAGAGGAGCTGGCGCGGCGTGAAGAATCGGATTAGCGGGAAAGGATATGCATCGAGCAGGGGGATTGGCTTCGTGGATGACGCACAGCAGGATATGGCGTGGATCCGAGCGCGCTCACCGTTTATTTGCTCGCTGTGCAGCTATCCGTTGATGGTTACATGGCAGTACTGCCCGCACTGTGGAGGTATTTTGAATTGGAAGACGATAGCCAGGATGGATTCGCCGCCCGACAAGAGTTAGCCTGGCACTGGGATTGCCCCTGCTGGCCAAGATCGCGGCTGGTATCGGAGTTCGTGGCGCAGGAGCTGACGTTATATCGCTGTGTTTACTGCGGATACGAGACCACCAACGCGCTGCTGGCGACGATCCACCGCGAGCGGGGACACAAAGGCAGGCAGGCGGCGATGACGATCTATCCGTCGGCGATTGGTGTGGAGCCAAAGGGAGAGGGTTGATGGAGACAGCGCAGGAGAAAGAGTGCAAGAATTCGCCATATGGGGTGCACTGCTGGTGGACGTACACGTGGAGCAACCTAAGCGCAGGCGGCGAACTGAAGATAGAAAACCGCTGTCTGTATTGCGGGGCGCTGCGGAAAGATAGTGAGCGGGCGATCGAGGGCGAGAAAGAGGACGGCGAGCAGGCGGCGAGATGAGTGTTGTGGTGCAACCGGAACGGATCGGGAGACGACGGCGGGGGGAGGCGCTGCGGGATGTGACCTATGAGGAGTCGCTGCTGTTACTGCGCCTGCGCTCGCTGCCTGCCGGGGCGCACATGGTACACGTGGTGAAGGGGAAGCGCGGGCGGGACGGGCTGTTGACGTTCCGGCTGTGCGAGTGGGCGCCGGTGGTAGAGCATGAAGATTTGCAGGAGGGGGAAAGATCGTAGTGTTTGCGCGCAAACATCGGCGGTTTCCAGACTGCCGATAATTGGCATTATCGGTACAAACTTTGGTTGACTTGTAAGAAAATCTGTGCTATTATCCGGTTGACAACGGGGGCTGAAAGGCTCCCAATCAAGGGGGGCGCATCTCCGCTTTGAAAGCAAAGCGGAAAAGAGCGCCGGTTTATACGGAACGCTGTGACCAGCCCATCAGGGCGCACACGACCGACAGGTCCTGTGCGCCTTTTTGTTTTGGCGGGCAGGGTTATGGGAGGTGCTTATGAACCATCGTGGAATCAGGCTTCGGGAAGCCGAGGAGCTTTCGCCGGAGAAGAAGGCGCAGAAGGAACGGGAACGGAAGTACGGGATCGGGATCAAACCCGGCGGGCACGTGACCAAGCCGGCAGAGTATGCCGATGTGCCCGAGGACATGTTTGCCGATCCGGTGAACTTCCGCTACCCGCTATCCCCCCCCTCGCGGGCGATCAACGCCATCACGCGCTACAACGACACCAGCAACAGGGTCGCCGGTGGCTATACCGATGCGGAATGGGCGCGGATTGGACAGCGCATCGCCAAAGCGGTGCAGGGCAAGGTGCTGCGCGATGGGAAGGTGGTGGATAAAGAGCAGGAGGCGACCATCGCACGTCGGGGATTCGAGGCGATGAATGGCTCGCTGGACGACTACATCAGCAAGATCCGCGACGCCTTCGACAGCCAGTTCGCCAGGCTGCCGAACGGCGAGTACAAAGGCGGCTGCTGGGTGACCGACACCTATGAGGATCACATCATCGCCAGGTTCAATGATGAGTACTACCAGATCCCCTACACGATCGAGGATGGAAACGTTATCTTCGCCGGGCGGGCGGAGTGGACGAAGGTGAAGCGTGAGACGCGCTATGTTCCGGTGACCGAAAGCGTGCGCCTGGTGGCGGCGAAGAAAGCCAGGGGAGACGAGCCGGAGGGCCGCGAGTGGGAGGTGGTGATCATCGGTCCAGAGACGGATTCTGACCTGGTGATCGATGGCGAGATCGCCTACATCCGCTCGAAGAACGGGCGACTATATAAGGTGTCTGCCCTAGAGGAGAGCGTCCCGTTGTGGGAAGGGGTGAAGGTTTATGACAATCACTTGACCGATGCTGAGCTGGAATCCAGGCAAGGGATGAGGTCTGTAGTGCATGAATGGGTGGGAGTGATCGTCTCCCCTGCCTGGGATTCTGCCAGGAAGGCGGTAACCGGCGTGCTGAAGGTCGTGGATGACAACCTGCGCATGAAGTTGCTCAATGCGGCTTCGGCGGGGGTGTTGGACAAGATCGGGCTGAGCATCGACGCGCTGGGCGAGGGAAAGGAAACCGTTGTGGCGGGCAGTCCTACCAGTGTCGTTGAACGAATCAGCCAGGCGTTGAGTGTGGATGTGGTAGCCGATCCCGCGGCAGGCGGGCGGCTTGCCAGGATGATCGCGGGGCTAGCCCCTCTGGGCAACCCGCAGAGACAACAAACAATGGAGGTAGAGATGGACCCAGAAGAACTGAAGAAACTCATAGCGGAAGCCGTCTCTGCGGCGCTGGGCGGTATCGAGGATAAGATCAAGACCATCGAGAGCCGCCTGCCTGGAGAGGCGGAAGAAGAACCGGAACCGGAGAAGGTCCCGGAGACGGTGCAGAAGCAGCTCGAGGCGCAGCAGAAGAAGCTGGCGGAGCTCGAGGAGCGCGCCCGCATCAGCGAATGTGCCCATATCCTGGGTGTCAAATTGGCGGAATCCGGTTTGCCGGAGAGCTACCGTGAACTGATCGCCAGGCAGTTCCGGGGCAGGATTTTCAAGGTCGAGGAACTCGATACGGCGATCAGGGAGCATCGCGAGGCGCTGACCAAAATCAGCGAGAGCGGCAAGATCATTCTGCCCGATGGCGGGCGGATCAACATCTCGCCGCTGACCGAGTGGGATCGTTACGAGCTGGCATTCCTGCGCCTGGTAGCCGGGGCGACGCGCTTCAACGAGCTGGCGACGCCGGACAACGCGCGCTATCACGGTTTCACCGCCTTGCAGCGCTTCATCGAAGCCGGACGCCCGGCGCTGCCGTCGGTGCGGCGACTCTCGGAATGGTACTACCAGTTCACCGAGGACTATGACGGGCTGGGTGTGATGCGCAACCGGCGCTTCCTCGAGGCGCAGGGCAACACCACCAACCTTGCAAGCATCGTCAAGAACACGGTCAACCTGCTGCTGGCCGCGGATTACTCAGTGCGCGAGCAGTGGTGGGCGCCGATCGTGCGTCAGGAGGACGTTGACACGCTCGACCAGGCGACTCTGGTGCGGGTGTACGGTCTTTCCAATCTGTCAGTGATCTCCGAGGGCGCAGCTTACGAAGAGGCAGCCTGGGCAGATGAGGAAGAGACTGCCAGCTACGCCAAGCGCGGTCAGTATGTGGCGATCACGCTGGAGACCTTCCTGCTGGACAAGCTCAACAGAATCCGCACTTTGCCAACGCGCCTGAGCAATGCCTGGTACAACACGGTCTCGGCGCTGGTCAGCAGCGTGTTCACGGTCAACAGCGCGACCGGTCCGGTGCTTGGTGATGGAGGGGCACTGTTCAACAGCACGGCGGTAACCACGGCGGGCGGGCATGCCAACCTGGGCACCTCGGCGCTCACCTACGCCACCTTCGTTGCGGCACGAACGGCGATGATGAAGCAGACCGATCAGCCTCTCGGCGGCGGGCGGGCGCTGGCGATGGCAAACAAGCCGAAATACTTGCTGGTGCCTGTCGATTTGCTGGCGACTGCCGAGCAGATCCGCAACTCAGAGCTCGTCCCGAGCCAGAGCGCAGCCACCAGCGGCATGGAGTTGCAGACGATCAACTCGGTGCGCGGGCAGTTCGAAATCGTGGTGGTGCCAGACTGGACCGATACCAACAACTGGGCAGCAGTGGCAGACCCGGAGGTGATGCCGGCGATCTGGCTGATCTGGTTGCGTGGACGACGTACACCGGAAATCTTTTCCGCAGAGGACGAGCGCGCCGGGGCGATGTTCACCAATGACGAGCTGCGCTTCAAGGTGCGCCAGTTTGGTTTCCGCTTCAGCTCGACCTACGACTGCGCGCCGGTGAGTGACTTCCGACCGCTGTATAAGGCGAACGTCTGATAAGGGGCGGGCATGCCCCGCCCCTCTATAACCTTTTCTGGAGCGGAGAGCAACCGATTCGATCGGCGAGCTACCGTGCGGTAAAGGTCAATCAAGAAGGAGTAGAGAACGATGGGCTACGTAAACGATACTACGATGAGTCAGTGGTTTTCCCCGAGCGCGTGCCACTATGTCACCGGAACCTGGTCTGATGCAGCCGGCAATGTTGCTAATACGATCGTCAAGGCGAAGGCGGCAGCCGATAACACCGGCGTGATCACGATTCCGATCGCGCTGCCCTCCAACAGCGCTGCCTATAAGGGCTGCTGCCTGAAGAGCGTGGATGTGTACTGGGAGGTTACCACGGCGGATATGGATGCGGTGACGGCTGCGATTTACAAAGTGACGTTGCCGGCTAATGGGGCAGCAATCGGGACAGTGGAATCGTTGTCCTTCAGCTATGACTCGGGGCACGATACGGCGGGTGAACGGCTGACGGCTGACCAGCACACCATGACGCTGACGCTGACCACCCCGGAATGGTTGGATAACGACGAGGTAATCCAGGTGAAGATCACGGCTGACGCGGCTGCTACCTCTGTCTTTCACTTCATCGGGGCGCGGGCCAATTTTGAACTGAGGATCTGATGGCCATGTCGTTGATCGATGCAGCGCTGGAGCAACTAAAGCCGGAGCCAGGTTATCAACTGGTAAAGGCGTATACCCAGACGCAGGGCGATGAGGAGTTTGTTGTCCTGCTGCTGGATTACGGGATACACGGTTGTAAGAAGTATCGGGTAAAGATCAAGCCTGTGGCGCCCTCCCCCGTAAGGGAGGAGACAGTCAGGGAAGTCAAAACGACGGTGAAACGGCGGCGTTAGGCGCGGTTTCCCGTCGGCAAGATCGAGATGGGGCAGGCAACTGAACATGGGATATCCTGTCCGGGATTTCCTCTCCGTATAGCGGTCTCCTTTACCCGGCATCCTGTGTTCTCCGTTAGATATGCCTGCCCCAATTTTTTTAGTGAGGTGAGAAATGGCGAGATCGGGACGAAAAACCGTTACTACCGCCGGCACGGCGGTCATGTTGGGGGATCAGGAAGTGGTAGGGCCGCTGATGGTGAAGGCGCTGACGACAAACACAAATCTGGTTTATGTGGGCGAGAGCGGCGGCGGGGTGAGCAGCACGACCGGCATGCCGCTTTCGGCAGGGGACGTGATCGTGTTCAACTTCGTGGGCAACCTCGCCGACATCTGGGTTGATAGCGCGGTGAATGGCGAGGGTGTGGCGTGGTTGATTCTCTAGGCGAGCGCGCTGCCGATAAGGGAGATTATCGGTACAGGTTTGACTGACGGCATGGAGGCGGAGTAGATGGCGAGCTGGACGAGGTTATCTGCTTTCAACCAGAGACTGGACAGCCTGCTACAGGGCATTCGCACAGAGGACCTGTTGACTGCCGACCGCGATCTGGCAATCCGCCAGGCGGTGCAGGAGTATTCGCAGGCACTGCCCCGGCGTGAGACGCTGGAGTTCGCCGGCGACGGTGGCAGTTACTATCTACTGTATGGCAAGGTGGAGGATGTGGACGAGGGTGATCGTGATGCATCTATAGACCTGACCAGCAGCGGGGCGGATTCGAAATTGGGTATCCTGTTCACGCTGGATTACAGGATGGAAATCCACCAGGTCAACGTATGGTTGAGTCGGGTGGGTGCGACGGTGGCGGGCGAGGTGCAGGTGACGATCTACTCCACAAACTCCAACCTGCCGGTCAACCCGATCGTCACCTCGGAGGCGGTGGACATCGACGGGATCGAGGGCGCGCCGCGGGGGATCTTCAACCGGGTGCGCTTCCCATTCGCAGCCGATCAGATCATCGATCTGCCGGCAGGCACATATGCGGCGGTGCTCGAATCGAGCGGCTATACCTACGCCAGCGGCACAAACGAGGTCAACCTGGGAGTGGACCAGAGCAATGTGACGAACACAGTGGTGACCTACAACGGGACGACGTGGTCGGCATACGGCACAGCCTCCGCTGGCATCCTGGAAGTGGTGGCGGCGATCCCGGGGTGGCGGGAAAAAGCCGGGGCGCTGGTGAGCGTGGAATACCCGGCGGCTGAGATTGCCAATGACGAACATCCCAACATTCTGGATGAGGAGGATTTTTACCTGTTCGAGGCGGCGGATGGCGCCTGGTTGTATCTATCGGGAGCCACGCCGGCGGCGACAGAGAAAGTGCGGCTGACCTACTCGCGACCCTACACCTGGCTGGAAGCGAGCGATCCGCTGATCGATACGCCGGAATCGCACTTCGACGCCCTGTGCTTTCTGGCGGCAAGCTATGCCTGCTCGATGCTGGCTGTGCGCTACGGGCAGAAGCGAGAGAGCACGATCAACGCCGATTCGGTGGAGCGCCGGACGCAGGCGGATGTTTATCGCTCATTGGCAGCCGATTTCCGCAAGCGATATCTGGCGCTGGCAGGGTTGGATCATGGGATGGATGGGAAGGCTGCCAAACCTGGGTCGACGCTGACAGAAATCGATTATGCCTACGAGATCGGCAGCGATTTCCTCTTCCATACGAGGAGCAGGCGGTGATCACGTTTGACATTGACGTAAGCGAGCTATTACGGCTGGCGGCGGCTATCCCCGTGCTGGCGGATGCGCTGGACGAGGAGGGCAATCTAGCGATGGAGGAGAGCGGCATGCTGCTGACCGGTATGGTAGCAGCGCGCACGCCGGTCAACTATGGGCTGCTGCGCAGTTCGATCTCCTGGCCACATGGCTTCGAAAAGCAGGGCAGCCTGCTGGACACACTACGCGGCATTGTGGGAGCGAGCAACATCCAGGGAACAGGGGTCAGCACTTCGACCTATGTCTGGTACGTGGAAGAGGGCACCAGACCGCACTGGGCGCCGGCTGCACCGCTAAAGCTATGGGCGATCAGGAAGTTCGGCGATGAGCGCATCGGGTACGCCGTGCAACGGGCGATCGCGGCTCGAGGCACCAAAGGCGCGCACATGTTTCAGCGGGCGTGGGATGAAGGTGGGAAGGCGGGCGTGGAGAGAATCTGGGGGCAGGTTGTGGTAAAGGCGGTAGCCAGGTTCGAGAAAGCGGCGTAATTCCGCGCTCTGGAGGACGCATGGCATACGGCGAAACGACTATACGGGCGAGAATAAAGGCAGTGTTGGAGGGGGTGACGAATATTGGGAAGGTCTACGATTATGAACGGTGGACAGATGACTGGGATAGTCTGATTGAGACGTTCAAGACAACGATAAACGGACGAGAACAAATCCGCGGCTGGGTGATCACGTTACAGCGGATGACGCCGGAGATCATCGGCTTCCAGGGCGGGGGTGTAAGCGGCACGTTGCTGGCGACATACACCTACCTGGTGCGCGGCTTCCTGGGCGTGGACGATGCCAACGAGACAGAGAAAACGATGACGGCGCTGGCGCTGGCGGCTGCCTGGGCGCTGGAGAACGACGCCACGTTGCGCAGCGAGGTGTTGGAGAAGGAAGAGCCGGTAGTAAGTGAATTGTTGCAGGATTACCGCATGTTCGGCGGGGTTCTGTGCCATTATGTCGAGATGAAGGTCCAGCCCCAGGAAGTAGTTTAGGAGGCAGTTATGGCGAAGGTTGCAGGACGGTTTTGCGAAGTTCATTTTGCCGGTTACGACCTGACCGGCAGGTCGAACCAGTGGGAGTTCAACACCGAGTACATCTCGGACGATGCGACTGCCTTCCTGGATGGAGTGGTCAACTCAATTCCAGACCTGCCGACGTGCGAGGTGAACCTGACGGCATTCCTGGATCCGGCGACGAACCAGAGCCATGCGGCGTTGAATACGCCAGGCGGCTATACCGACAAGGCGCTGACAATTCTGATCGGCAACAACGCCGCGCCGACCATCGGCGACCCGGCGCTGGCGCTGCTGTGCAAGCAATTTAGTTACAGTACGCCGTTACAGACGCGTTCTGCGGTGATCGCCAACGCTAACTTCAAGAGTGTTAACTACATGCCAGATGTGAATGCAGTGGTGCTGGCGAATACGACAATCACCAACACGACTATATTCAGCACGGTGGACGGCGGAGCGGCGACAACCGCCGGCGGAGCGGCTTACTTGCAGGTACTGACGCCGACAACCAGCGATTCCTACTCGGTAGTTGTGCAGGACAGCGCCGATGGTTCGTCTTGGACGACAATTGTCACATTTTCAGCCAACGGGCAGACACGCACAGGCGAGCGCCAGTCGATCAGCGGCACAATCCGGCGCTATCTGAGGGTGGTGGCGACACGGACAGGCGTCGCAGGCAACAGCTTCAAACTGGCGGTGGTGCTGGCGAGGCATTAGCGATTACAAAATCCTAGAGATGGAGGTTTGAAATGGCAAAGTTAGCAGGAAGGTTCATCAAGGTTTACATCGACGACAGCGGCGGAACGGCGCGGGACGTATCTTCGGATGTGGACAGCGTGGAGATCCCCGACGAGTACGGCAGCCTGGACATGACCGGCTTCTCGGATGGGTCGGTCAACAGCGCGCCGGGGATGCCCAACCTGCCGATCCGCATCACGGGCAAGTTCAACCCGGCGGCGACCACAGGGCTGTACACGGTGCTGAAAGGCATCCTGGGCAGCTACACGTCAAAGACGGTGACGGTGCAGGTGGGGCAGAACGCCGCCCCGACCACCGGCGACCCGGAATTCGAGGGCGAGTTCTGGTTGCAGGCGATGCCGATCAGCGCCACGCCGACCGGCAACGTGACCATCAGCGCCAGCTTTGAGGTGATGGGTTCGACCGCGCCGGCATGGGGCACGGTGAGCTAGGCGTAACGTTTGCGCGTTGCTGCCTGAGCTCGACGAGGCTGCTATCGACGCGGTGAAAGGAGAAAAGATGGCTGAAGTGGCGGTGATCACGCTGGAGGTGCCCGGGAAAACCGGGCAGTATGTCGATTTCAAGGCGGAGGGATGGAAGTACAAGCATCTGCGTCTGTGGGAGGAGGCGACCGGCGCGGGCGAGACGGCGGAGATCATCAGCGAGCGTATCGCCAACTGGCGTTTGCTGGATGACGAGACCGGAACTGAGATTCCATTCATCCCGGGGAAATACGCGCTGGACGAGCTGCCCAGGGAGACGGCGACCTGGCTGGTTGGCGTTGCTTACCTGCGGGCGTATCGCCAAGCGGGGACGCCGCACCCAAACGCATAATCGCGGCGGCGGAGGCGGGCAGGAGATCGGTAACTTCTGGCAGCTCCGCCAGCCGCGAGCATGATGACGAAGGACAACCAATCTCACTTTCATCGGACCTGGAACGGGCGCTGCTCTGTGAACGCCTGAACTGGCGGGTGTTGCCGCACGAGCTGGACGAGGTCGAGGTGGCGAAGCTATCGAAGCCGTTGAGCGAGTTATATGTGTATCGCACATTCCAGGCTTATGCGCGTGACATCAAGAGCTTGGATGCATCGCAGGCTGAGCTGGTGGCATGGGTAGAGGCGATGAGGGAGCTGTTCTCGGAGGAGGGCGGTGGGAAGTAGTGTTTGCGCGCAAACATCGGCGGTTTTCGAGCTGCCGATAACGGATATTATCGGAAGAGAGAAACGATGAGTATCAGCGAGAACATTATCCTGACGGCGAAGAACGAGACCAAGAAGGCGCTGAACGAGGCAGAGAGGGATATTCGCAAGACAGCCGGGGCAATGGATAAAGACCTCGCCAAAGGGGCGGATACGGCGTCGAGGCGCATAGGCGAGCTGGGTAGGGGATTGAATGCCACAGTGCAACAGTTGACCGGCTTCAACCTGGCGCAGATCGGGGTGGCGGGCGGGCTGGCGATGGTGGCAAAGGGCATCGGGGACAGCATCCAGTTCACGGCGCGCTACGCCGAGCAGGTGCGCGAGCTGAGTGCGGCGACGGGCATGGGGGCGGAGGAGACGAGCAAGATGATCCAGCTCTTCGACGACGCCAATGTGAGCCAGGGATTGTTGACGCAAGCGGCGCGGCAACTGGTGCGCAATGGATTGCAGCCAAGCATCGATACGATCGCCATGCTGGCGGATCAGTATAATGCGTTGACGGACCCGGTGGAGCGCTCGAAACTGCTGCTGGATAACTTCGGGCGGGCAGGGCTGGAGATGGGCAAGCTTTTGGAGATGGGCAGCGAGAAGATCCGCGACGCTGGGGAGAGCGCCGAGCGCATGGGTCAGGTCCTGGACGAAGAGGCAATTGCCGCAGCGGAGGAATACCGGTTGGCGCTGGACGAGCTGAGCGACGCGGCGGAGGGCGTCAAGATCAAGATCGGGATGGGTTTGATACCGGTGCTGGCAGATATGGTGACCTATATCAACAACGGCATCGGCTCGATGCAGGAACGGATCGATAAGGTGCATTTGCTCGATGAGGCGCTGGCGATGGGGGTGATCAGCCAGCAGGAGTACAACGAGATGGTGATCACCACCAGCCGGGGGATGAAGTTACTGGTAGATACAAATATCGAGTTGGAGGGCATCGAAGCGGCGATGCGCGATGACCGTCAGGAATCGATCGAGTTGTTGAGAGCACAGAAACTGGCGCAGGAGGAATTAAGCGGTGCTACTGAAGGCGCGACGAATGTGTACAGACAGGCAATCGCAGCCTTACAGGAGCACACTCTCACCGAGGCGCAACGACTGAGCATCGAGACGCAGATCAAGTTACTGAGTGGAGAGTTGACCAAGGAGGATTTGCGCCGCAGTCAGATGGTACAGTTGCTCTCCAATCAGTATGCCCAGGGTAATCTGACCATGCAACAGTATCTCGATGCGTTGCAGTCGCTTGGCGCCGGGTTGGAAGCAGATGCCGCTAAGGCGCTGGAGCTGGCTCGGAATATCGAAAAGATAAAAAGCAAAACCGTTACCGTAACTGTCAATTACAAAAACACGTATGCAACAGAGGGCGGCATCCGTCCTGGCGCCGGCAGAGCTGCTGGCGGTCCGGTTACGGCAAAACTGGCTTACCTGGTTGGCGAAAAAGGACCTGAGCTGTTCGTTCCACAAACTTCTGGAATGATCGTGCCTAGTAACGAGATTGCAGCAAGCAGGACGCCGATTGCCGCCGGAGCAGTATATATCGGCAATTTAAATATTTTTGCCGGCGAAGGGATGGACGAGTTCGACCTGGCGGATGCGGTGGTGACCAGACTGGCTGAGCAACAGCGGGCTGCCGAAAAGGCAGGAGTGGATTTCGCCGGATGAAGCTGCCTGCCCTGCCTTTCCCCGCGAGGGACGGGGATGGGGGAGGATGGTAAACGATGGGATACATTGCGAAACTGAGACGCGGGATATATACCATCAATCTGAATGAGGGACGATATGCACTGGATGTTAGCTTCGTCCCACCGACGACAGCGGAAGCGCCGGTGTTGGGTGGAGCGAGCAGCGCCAATCGCTACGGCAGCCGATTGATTGGAGTGACAGCCAGTGAAGCCGAGGTTAGCGTACCGCTGAACATTCGCGGCAGTTCGAGCGCCGAGGTCGAGCGCGCCATAGATGACCTGAACCTGTTTCTGAGCCTGGCAGGGGACGAGGCGGAGCCAACCTGGTTTGAATTTAAGCCGGATGATAACGTCCGGCTTGAATCGATATTGGGTCAGGACGGGACGAAGCGATTAGAAGTACTTTATGGCAGAGCGGGCAAGCCGGCTGGTTATGGGATTGGGGTGTTACGCAATTACAATTTGCCCGATGTGGAGCTGGAGTTGGTGGTCAAACCCTATGCCAAAGGGCGTCGCAGTCGTTGGGCGCAGGCAAAGGGAGGTATCAGCGAGGATATCATTGGGATGCCGATGGGGCAGAGTCGCGGCTTGCAGATTCCGGAGGGGGATGCGAGCGAGGGCAATTGGTTCACCAACCCGATCTTTTCCAACTCGACCTGGAATTCGGGCTGGACGGACGGCAGCGGCATGGTCAGTTCAAAAAACATCGATCCAGAGTATGTGATTTTCGGCACGGTGAGCGCCAGGCTGGCGAGTTCGTCAGATATAACGGGTACGTTTACTACATCGATCAACGTGGGAGACACAGATGCCTATGTAATGAGCTGCTATGCTGTGCGCAAAGACAGGGCTGCCATCAATTCGAGTAATTGCCAGCTCTATTGGAACGGATCGGGGCTGACGACGACGTTCACCCTGATCGACAACGGCATCTACCGGCTGACTGCCAGCGTGACCGGGGTGATCGGTTCAGCATCAGCAGGCATCCTGGTGAAAAAAGATAATGTTTTGTATGTGGACGGCTTCCAGCTCGAAAAACGGACCTACGTTACACCATTGATGTGCGGCGACTTTTTGGGACATGCCTGGACCAGCGCCGGGCATGGGTCTAGGTCGACGCGTACAGCCCCCTACGTGCGTTACCCTGAAGCGGGACTATTTGACACGTACGCCTATACCATCCGGATAGGGTGGGTGGCGCCTAGAGCTAATACGGCATATACAGATGACTTTTATATTTTTCAGGCATCCGATTCGATTTATTTTCGTCTCTTTTATGAAGATCTCACCGATCTATGGTATTTTATGGATGGGATGTGTACAGCCAGCGCGTTCGATGCTGGCGACCAACTGGTGTTCCATGTAGTTTGTAACGAGGATGACTACTCGTTATATATCAACGGGAGTCTGATCTGCACCCGCGAAGGTGGTGGGTTCATCAGCCCACCGGTATCCGGTTATCTGTATCTGGGCAGCGACGCCAATCCTGACAATTATGCAGGAGGGCGTTTCAATGACTTTGTGATTTTCAATGGGGCCTTGACCGCGGCGGAAGTACTGGCGGACTACAACAATATCAGTCCAGTGTTAGCAGACGGGCAGCAGATAAGCCCGGTACTCTATCACTGGACGAAAGATGGCGACGAACAGGTTGACAACCATACTGACGGCGCCGGCGCATACAACAACTACTGCGTGATTGGCGGCGTGGCGGGGGATGCGCCGGCGGAAGTGGATATGAAGCTGACCACGGCGGGGATGAACGCGGCTGATGTGTATCTCGGACGGCTGGATATACCCTATAACCGATATATCGATCCAATCTGGATGGTTTATGAGGGATCGCCTGATGCGGTGACGGTTACTACCAGCGACTCGACGCTGGCGACGATATCGGTGGATGATGACGAGTTCCTGATGATCGCCGGCAGAAAACTGGCAGTGATGGTGCGCGGTGATGAGGACGGTTCCAACAACATCAGCCTGCGCACCGGCATCGATCCAGGCGGGGGTTACTACTACACAACATATCTGGCATCGGATTGGATTGCCAGCGGCACGGCTACCAGTATCGATCTAAGCCCAGAACTGTTTGCTATGCCGGATGAGGAGTTCTACCGACTGCTTGGCATCACGCGGTCGATGAGTGTGCGCGTGCAGGGGAAACGTTCGACCGGAAGCTCCATATTCAAACTGCACTCGGCGCAATTCCTGCCTTACCCGGTGACCAGGTTTGTCAACTTGAGCGGGGCGGCAATCGAGGCTGTGATTTTGTACACCAACGGCAGGGCTTACGAGCTAAACGGGAGCGCGCTGAATTACGGTTATCGTGCGGATGGAACGACGATCGAACTGATACCAGGGCGCTATAATCTTTGGATCACTTTTCTAGGCAAGGAGAGGGTTTTGAGCGAGCCGGCAGATACGATTACGTATGAAGGTTATGTGACGCCGCGCTGGAAGGTGCAGTGATGCCAGGAAGGTGGAATAACATTACGGTTGAGGCGTATGCCAGCGGGACGACGCCAATCGTCGATCCACGCCACGAACTGAGCCGGCATTCAGGGCTGAACTTCCGCACGATATATCCAGGCGGGCTATATGCCGATGCATCGTTTTATATACCAAAGCCTGTGGTTGATTACTGGGAGCTGCAGGGCGCACAGCGCATAGTCTTCCGCAACGATTTGCGTCTGTGCTACGAGGGATATATCTCTAACTTCGAACATCAGGTGCAGCCGGACAGTCAGGGCGTCCTGGTACGTACGCTGGGCGCGTGGGGACATATCCTGATGAACTGGGGCATTCGCAAACGCTGGGCAGACAATCGTTTGAGCGATGACATCTGGGAATGGGTCACCGGAGATACGAGCATCTGGACGACGGCAGCGACAGCCTCGGAGAAGTGCGTTATCGATCGCAACACGCGCCTGCGCTTCACTCCGAAAGCGGAGGCGTGGATCAACGGGCAATATGCAGCGGTGCGCTATACAATGCCTGTCGGGCAGACAATTACGCGGTTGACGTACTCGTATGCACTTGCCGAGGGCAGTCAGGCCTGGGAAATCTCCGCCTGGCGGGCGACGAATCCGGCGAGTTTTACACAGATGACCGCTACCAGCGGCGAGACGTACGCATCGGGCACAACCACGGTCATTACATCGAGCGGCAGTGGAAACATTGATGTTACCCTGGCAACCCCCAGCAGATATGTGGAACTGCGATTCTACGCCCGCGCCAACCAGACGCCGAGCAGCGATGGAACGTACTATGGCGAATTTACTAGCCTGGAAGTATACAGCGAGACCAGTTCAATCAATATGGAGGAGATCGCCAAAGACGTGATCGCCATCGTCACCGATCTCAATTCGGAGACCAGGTTTATTTTTTCTGCCGGCACACCGCTCAGTTTGGTGCCATTCATCGTTGACGGCTTCGAAAGCGCGGCAGAGGTCCTCGATCGGGCAGCCTCTCAGGGAGATGGGGCGTACAACCGTTGGGCGGTTTACACGGTCGGTTCTGAGCGAGCGTATCAGCCGGATGGGAAGCCGCTGCTGGTTTTGAGTCAGTATGCGACTACCACCAATTATGAGTACACCATTCGCATGGACGATCCAAACCTGGCGGCGCCATTTACGATCGTCGAAGATTACGATGAGATAGCCAACTGGATCGTGGTCAGCTACACAGATCAAGCCGGCAGACAGCAATACCGCACGCCGGATGATAACTCGGCGTTGAAGGACGATACGAGCATCAGCACATATGGTAGGCGGGTGAAAGTGATCTCGATTCCTGAAACGAGCACGGCAACGGTAGCCGAGGCAAATGGGCAGCGCTACCTGGCGATATATAAGAATCCGCAGTATAGGGTGACCACACCGATCACGGTAACCGGTTATATCCGCGGCAAGGGTGGTCTGATCTATCCGACCAGCGAGGTACGCAGTGGTTACCGGGTTAGGGTGGAAGATTATGCTCAAAGCAAAACGGGCAGTGGGCAGGGGCTGACATTCGTGGTAACGCAGACGTTATATGAGGATGAAAGCGAGACCTGTCAGATCACCACCGGCGTGCCCGATGCGCCGCTGATGCTGAGATATGCACAGATGATGGAGAGACGGACGCCCACGGTCAGGGTGCCGGAGACCACCAGGACAGAAAGCAGGACGATAACGAACAAGATGTTGCGGAAAATGGGGGTAACACGGGAGCAGTGGTGGAGGATGACGCCAGCGCAGCGGCGAGCGCTGAGGCGAAAGCATGGCGTCTGATAATTTTCGTTATCGGAAATCCCCTTTAATTTGCGCGAAAACATTTTCCGAATTTCGCGGGCCTTATCGATCTCCCATTATTTTGGAGAATTCGGTTTTGTACAGATCATAAGATTGAATTGCCTGTTCAAATTTTTCTGTGATTTTATAGTCGGGCTCGTCTGCCATAAAAAGCAGAAAAGCCTCGATGGTGTAATCCATGTATTGAATGAGATAATGCTTGAGATAGGCGCTGCATGGGGGCGTCTCCAGATCATCAACCTGACGGCGGATGTCTTGCAGACTGGCGATAACGGGAGATAATGCGATCCTTGATGTGCTGTTAGCCAGTGCTTCTGTATCATCCCAGCGGGTGGCTAAAGTTTCAAGTTGATCCAAAAAAGCCTGCGATTGTTCGAGACAAGTGAAGGTTGGTGTGGGTTGTTGAAAAATAGGAATATTATTGCAACCGCAAAGGATAAGCAACAGGTAAAAACTGGCGATTACTGATAGCTTCACGTTTTTTCTCCGTTACTAAAATTCACTAGAAAAGCAGAATTAAATTGCCCATTGACAGATAAAGATTAATTGGGTAAACTGTCAGTTGAGTGTTCAGATATTATTCTGTCAGGTGTCAGATGGACGGTCAGGTTACTAAAAATGTAGTTCTCCAGTCGAAGGAGTACCAAATCATCCAGGATGTTGTAAAAGTTCGAAGTCTGGGCGGGAAAGGTTTTTCCGCGGCATTACGAGCAATCGTGCGTGAGTGGGCTGAGCTGACCAATTTCCCGATTACAGATACCGAGGTCGAAGTAATCCAGGACGTCGAACAAGCCGACTCTTAGCTGTCCAGGACATAACGGGCAGCGGGA